CGTGCCATCGCATGTAGCATAGTGGGGAGAAAAAAGGAGGAGGGTATGCGCGCAAGGACAGAACACGCAGGGAAAGCAACATCATTGTCGGCGTCGAAATAATACATCGGGTGGAAGCGCTTGAGCGGGTCAAGCACGTCGTCGATCGTATTACGATAGGACGTAGGGGCTAGCACTTTCTTCTCCTCAGGGACAATAACACTCATCACCTTGGCTGGCTCCTCAACGACAGGAGCGGTATTCATCATTTGCACCACCTTCACCCCAAAAACTGAACGGGGGCGTTCCACAGTGTGCACTATAACGAACTTCTCCTCAACTGATCCCTTAACTGGTTGCTTAGGTGGGGGCCCCGAGTTGACCATGACACAAGGCTGGTGTAAATAGGTAGGCTCAATATCCCTCATTGTCTCATGGGTGTAATTGGGCATAACATTCTGCACCCATCGATTCATGATGTCAGTGTATGTGAGCGGAATCTCCTTCACTCCAATCTTCTCCCAGACCCCAGAAATACGGTCCCGCCACATGTCAAACCGCTTCCGACCAGACGACCAGACGCGGCTAAGCACATCATTGCCAATGACCACCACAGCTTGATCGTGCGTGAGCGAGGAACCCCACCATCCGCAACTTTTCACAAGTGAATCCTCATCCACATACGGGTAATACCTTAAAGCCGGAAAACAATCATGCCTCTCCACTGTGGTCATCTTCAAAAACTCAAGCTCGGAAATCGGCACGAGCGCAGCAGAAAGCTCCTTCTCAGCCTTGTCGATCGGCGTGTACACAATGTTGTACTTGGCAAGCCAACCACCGATATTGACGGGGTTATACCAAGGTGCACGCATCGAAACCGCTGCCGCATTGTCATCTCCAAACACGACCAGGCGCACTAAGCGACGAAAGTGCTCCAAACTAACAAGATCCGGATCATGCCACTTTGCCAAGTCCATCCAACTGCACCGTTTGTGAACCATCACCGTGAAACAATTGATGATGGTGGTGAGAATCGAACCAGAATTGTTGGTCGACATCTTCACATAGAGCCGGCGACCGACCCTAACAATACTAAAGGCACATCCGTAGAGCAAAAGCATACGTGCGCGGTTTGCGTCACGCAGCGTCTCTGGGGCTCGCTTATTGTAGCGCGGCTCTTCACAATCGAGCCAGTCTGGATCGCCGACTATTTCGTCCTCATCTCGTCCTCTAGAATAGAACTCATTAACGCATTTACCAAATGCGTCATACATCTGCTCTTTGATGTAGCACTCCATCCCTGTGTAATCACCAGCAAAACCAACGGGTGAGACGAAGCGCAGGCGCCGCTGCATCTTGTCCCAGTCATCACTAAAAACATTCATCCCAACACAACTTTCAAAGTCGATGGGATGTCGAAAGACATGGTTGATAAAATCACCAAAGTAGCGACGGAAAAGAATAGTAGCACAAACGGACGACGAGACAATCATCCGCGTTCGCGCTTGTTTCACCCTCTCCATAGTCCTGAGCTCATCCTTGAGGTTCACATCCCAAACAAACGCTGGTGAAGCGCCTTGATCAAGGCACTCCTGCGCATCTCTCAAATCTTCCAGCAGAGGAGTATGCGTAATAAAACGGCCAGGTGGATCTGAGAACATCCAAGCCTTGCCTTTCTTGCCAACTGGGCGAGAGAGGGTGTACGGAAAACCCTCCGAGGTGTCCATTGGGATTGGACCCATCATCTGCAACCCACCATTGATGCACTCGTGTAGGCTACACAGCGTTGCCTTCCTCTCGCGGTCACTAGAGACCCACAGCGCAGTGACATCCTCAGCTGCAACGTCAACCAAACGCTGCTCAATAGGCACGACGTCCTTACACAAACGCACAAGCGCAGCCTCGACAACCGAGATCGTGCTGTGGCCGGGTTCAATGGG